CCATTCATGGGTTCTGGCTCTACTGGTATGGCAGCAAAAGATTTGGGGTTTGACTTTATTGGTATTGAGAAATCAGAGGATTATTTTAAAATCTGTCAAGAAAGAATTGAACAAATAAACCCATTAGGTGAATTTTTAGACTAGACAAACCCAATATTTTATGTTATAATGAAAGAAATCGAAAAATGAAAAGGAAAAAAATATGAGTAAAGGTTTAATGGCAAAACTGAGAAAGAATTCTTCTTTCAAAGATGGTAGGGTTAGTATTCTATCGGAGTCAAAATTTCTACATGAAAAGGATAGTACCCCGACAAATATTCCGGCAATGAATGTTGCATTTTCTGGTTCTTTAAATGGTGGATATACATCAGGATTGACGATGATCGCTGGACCCTCGAAACATTTTAAGACGGCGTTCGGCCTGATTATGATGAAGGCGTTTATGGATAAGAATCCTGAAGGTTTAGTTCTTTTCTACGATTCTGAGTTTGGTACGCCGCAAGGATATTTTGATATTTTTAAAATCGACACAACACGAATTGTGCATATTCCAGTGACAAATTTGGAAGAACTTAAATTTGATATGGTTTCACAATTAAACGAATTGGAGCCAGAAGATAAAGTTTTTGTTATGGTCGACTCTGTTGGAAATCTTGCATCTAAGAAAGAGGTTGAAGATGCAGAAAAGGGTAGTAGCGCAGCGGACATGACACGCGCTAAGCAGTTTAAGTCGTTGTTTCGTATGATTACACCCCATCTAACGATGAAGGACATTCCTATGGTTGCTATTAACCACACATACGACTCTCAGGGGTTGTATCCAACAAAAGTGGTTTCTGGTGGAACTGGTATGTATTATAGTGCCGATACCATTTGGATTGTGGGACGCCAACAGGATAAAGTCGGTGCGGAAATTCAAGGATACCATTTTGTTATTAATGTTGAAAAATCTCGCTTTGTAAAAGAAAAGTCAAAGATTCCAATTTCAGTTTCTTGGGACAAGGGTGTAGATAAATTCAGCGGGCTTATTGACATGGCCCTTGATTATGGTGTATTATTAAGATCTGGTGGCTGGTTACAACGAGTCGATATAGAAACTGGTGAGGTTATGGATAAAAAGTTTCGGGAGAAAGAGACTCACAATGATGAGTTTTGGGATACCATTTTTAGCGATCCGAAATTTGATGAACATATCAGAAAAAAATATAGAGTCGGTTGATGAGTAAGATATTTACCTCTGGGCATGTGTATCAACAAAGATTGTCGACCTGTCGATCTTGTGAAGAATATGCCCAAACATTAAAAATATGTAAGGCGTGTGGTTGTTTTATGCCAGCCAAGGCAAAAATTGCAAACATTCGTTGCCCAAAGGATAAATGGATGGAAGTTTACGGAACTGAGGACAAGGAACCGACTACATTTACGATGACTCGTGTCACTAGTGAAAAAAGTAAAAAAGAAAGGTCTGACGAATTGTATCGTCAGGCTGATCATTTAAAAACGGAATATGAAAAGTTAATATTGGAAGCGAAAAAACTCAATGGAATTGACTGAACAAGTAGTGATGAATTGTCTTTTTGCAGACGAGGCCTATGTAAGAAAGGCCCTGCCGTTTGTTGAGAGGGAGTATTTTCAGAACGAATCTAATAAAGTTGTGTTTGATTTAATGAAAACACATATAGAGAAATACAACGACCTCCCGACCAAGGATTCTTTGTTGATTTCTTTAGACGAAAAGAACGTGTCTGAAAATATTTTCAATGAATGTAAAGAAATGGTTGTATATTTACACAATCAAAAAGATGAACATCGCAACAGTGAATGGCAACTAGATGCGACCGAAAAATGGTGTCAAGACCGAGCGATATATAATGCGGTTATGAAATCAATTACAATTATAAATGATGATTCGCCAGAAAAAGGTGAAATGCCTAAAATTCTGAGTGAGGCCCTTGCGGTATCATTTGATAGTAATATTGGACATGATTTTATTGAGGATTGGGAATCGAGATTTGAATTTTATCAGCGTGTCGAGGAAAAGATACCATTCCATTTAGATATGTTGAACCGTGTCACTAAAGGTGGTTTGCCCAAGAAAACATTGAATGTCGCCTTGGCGGGTACTGGCGTTGGCAAGTCTCTATTCATGTGTGATTGTGCCGCAAATCATTTGCTTATGGGATACGATGTGTTATATATTACATGTGAGATGTCGGAAGAGAAGATTGCAGAACGTATTGATGCAAATCTATTGAATACATCTATACAAGATGTTGCAACTATGGCTAGGAGCACATTCGACAAAAAAATTGACAAGTTGCAACAAAAAACTACTGGAAAGCTGATAATTAAAGAATATCCAACGGCTGTGGCAAATGCAAATCACTTTCGCCACCTGTTGAATGAATTGTCACTCAAAAAGAATTTTCGACCGAAAATCATCTATATTGATTATCTAAATATATGTTCATCTTCGAGAGTTAAGCCTGGAGCCGGTGCAAATTCATACACACTTATTAAGTCTATCGCAGAGGAACTACGTGGCCTTGCGGTTGAAAACAATGTCCCTATTGTTACTGCAACACAAACCACACGAGGTGGATACGGTAACAGTGATGTTGACTTGACAGATACTTCAGAATCTTTTGGTTTGCCCGCAACCGCCGACTTAATGTTTGCATTGATTGCAACCGAAGAATTGGAAGAGATGAGTCAGATACTTATCAAACAACTCAAAAACCGATATAACGATCCCAATGAGCATAAAAGATTTGTAGTTGGTATCGACCGCCCTAAAATGAGATTGTACGATGTGGAAGATGACGCCCAAGACGAATTAATACAAGACACAAAAGAGAGTCACTTTAAAGAAAGTTTCTCTAAAAAACACTCAAACAAAAAAATAGGAAATGTGGAGATTACAATATGACAGAAGAAAACAAAACCGCAACAGCATCAGAAGACAGTGAAGTTGTAAACTTTGAAGTTGATCAAGAATCGTTTAAAGTAAAACCGCCAGATGGAAATCGTGCATTTATTTCTGTATGGGATAATGTATTATCGGAATCTGAATGTTCAAATATTATTGAAAAATTTGAGGCTGCATCAGAACACCACAAAAAAACTGAACATGCAGAATATCGCAGTTTTACAGAGTTGAATTTTTTCGACCCTGCACTTCTTGAAAAGAGCGCAGAGTTTGAAGAACTCTCGATGTTGCTTTTGGGCAAGGTGTCTGAGTATGTTGAAAGTTATCGTCAACACAATAACATTTCATTTTTTCCATCTCAGTGTCACAACGAAGAAGTACGCATGAAAAAATATTTAGCCGGTTCTAATGATGATTTTAAGTATCATGCAGATGTCGGCGATTATGCCTCTGCTCGGAGATTTTTGGTATGTTTTTTCTACCTCAACACAGTAAAAGAGGGCGGTGAAACAGTTTTCCCAGATTATAACACTAGTATCACGCCAGAACGTGGTCGATTGGCAATCTTCCCGCCTTTCTGGACGCACCCACACCAAGCGCAACCGGCTATATCGGAAGACAAATACATTGTAGGAACATATTTGCATTACATGTAAACTTTTTATAAATAGTTATTAACACTATAAAAAGGTTTTTTTTGTGCCATATAACTATCGACCAAAATCAATCCAAGAAATCAAAGATCTTGGATTGATCACAAAAAGAGAAAAATCGGCAGTCGCCTTGTTTGAAACAATGCAGGCGTCTTATGGCGATGACTTCGACGAATTTATAACATTAGAAACTGGTCAAGGAACAAAATTCGGACAGGCAAAAATTCTAACAGATTTTAGATCTACAGTTGACATATCGGCATATAAAAAACTCTATCCTTTTTTAGCTTTGCAATTCGGCAATGGTTCGAATCCCAATAGTACTGCCCCCACAACTCAACAACAAGAGTTGGTTACTCTCAAAATATTTGAAGAATTGTTGTCCAGTAAGACCAAAAATTATAAAAAATTTGAGCAACTACTACCAGAAATTTTAGAAATATATCCAAACATTATGGCAGAAAAAAGTTGGTATAATTCTTTTGAGTTACAATTTTATCAAATAGAAAAAGAAACCAAACTTCCCAATAACCATTTTAATGTATATAATCGTGATGGTGGTTTCATGGATTATATAACAGAACTGGTAAACACCAAATTTAAAATTACAAAAAAAGATAGCTGGAACCCAGCAGATATTTGGTTGATCCGATCTTCAAAACTCACGAATTATAAAAAAGCTTTAGATAATGCAGTCAGTGTATTGGAATGTAATTTCATATTGATTGAGGCATTTAATAAAATGGATATTGTCGGAATTTCATTAAAAAAGAATAACGGAAAAAAATTGAGTTATGATTTGGTAAATCTAACCAATACCACAAAAGAGATAGATGTGTCTTATTCAACATTTAATTTAAATATTCCATATAATCCCAAAACAAAAAGTTTTACCTCTGTCACGAGTCAACTTGAAGTAAAATATGATAACAAACTTTACCAGATGGGTGTAAAAAGTAATACAGGACCTATTGGAAATATTACCTATGAATTTGTTGCTAGTGGAGCGGCCGCATTTTTAGGAAAAGTGCCTAAAGACATGCTTAAAATCGAATTAAAAGAAGATAAACAACGTATGCCAGAGCATACTCACTTTATGAAATTCGATAAGAAAGATTTTGAAAAAAAATTAAAGGTTATAATGGCAAAAAAATCACTATTCACCGTTAAAGGTGATTTGAAACTTTTTGTCTCACAACTCGAACAATCTTGGACTAAGGGTAGAACGAAGGATAATACAACGATTTCACAAATTGTAACATTTGCCTACATTATAGCCAATATGTCCGAAAAAAGAAGAAAAGAATTTATTAGAGACTTGTTTTTTATGTCTCAAAAGAAGGGCGATTTATTTGGTCCCTTCGGAAAATTATCATAAATATAGAGTACAAACATAGGAGAAGTAAAGTATGCGTAGTTTTGGAAGGTTTTTGAAAGAGTCTAAGGGCGGTAAAAACCTACATTTGGAACATTTAGAAGATGAGATTTTAAATGGGGGGATCAACGGTGGACGCGCCGCAGTCAATTTCCTTCTGTCTTTGAGAGACATGTTATCGGGAGAAACATCTAACAAAGTAAATATGACAGTAAAATGGGATGGTGCTCCGGCAGTATTTGCAGGAATTGATCCTTCAGATGGTAAATTTTTTGTTGCAAAAAAATCCGTATTCAATGCAGTTCCTTTGTTGTATAAATCTATCGCGGAGATAGATGCAGACACAAAGTTGAGCGATACATTAAAAGATAAATTTAAAATATCCTTCACAGAATTTTCAAAACTTGGAATCAAGGGTGTGTTGCAGGGTGACTTGATGTTCACAAATGATACTGAGAATAAAACGCTGAGCGGCAAAGACTATGTTACATTTCAGCCAAATACCTTAGTCTATGCAGTAGAAAGATCGTCAAAACTTGGAAAAAGTATCTCATCCGCAAAAGTTGGTGTGGTTTGGCACACTACTTACAAAGGTAAAGATTTGCAATCGATGACTGCATCTTTTGGTGCAAATATTTCTGGGCTCAAAAATATTCCTAGTGTTTGGATGGACGATGCGACATATAAAGATGTTTCGGGTAGTGCAAAATTCACTGCGAGCGAAACTACTGCGATAAATGGTATTATGTCAACAGTTGGTAGAAAATTTAAAAAAATCAAAGCGGGCGATTTGAAAACATTTCTTGAAATACAGAATAAGACTTTATCAAAAGGACTAGCAGGGGCAAGTTTTAAAACATATTTGAATAGTTATATCCGAGAAGGGCAAAATATTTCTACAAAGGGTATGAAAAACCTTGGATACTCGATGTATGTGAAAAAATACTTTGATGAAAAAGTAATAATGAAATTAAAAACCGAGAAGGGGCGCGCAGCCAAAGAAGAAATCCGTGATCAAGTTGTTGCAAAACTACTTAAATTGGATTCGGTTGCATATGCGATAGTGGATTTCATGGAAGAGATTATCACTGCCAAATCTTTGATCGTGAATAAACTAAATAGCATCAAACAAATGACTGATATTTTCGTTCGAGTTGATGGTGGATATAAGGTTTCGAATCCGGAAGGATATGTCGCAATTGACACTGGAGGTAACGCCGTTAAGTTAGTAGACCGAATGGAATTTAGTTATAATAATTTTAACGCAGCAAAGGCTTGGGACAAGTAATGGACAAAAAGACAAAAGAATTATATGAGAATTCAATGATAAATGATATCATTGAAAATTATCTCGAAGAAGGTATCAACGATACCGCGATTTTTAAGGCGGTTTTTCTTGCTGGTGGACCGGGCTCTGGTAAATCTTTTATTGGTACTGAAAAAAAGGGTAAGTCTCCGACTGTCGGTGCCGATCCAAAACAATTTATGGGTGGTGGACAACTAGGTCTTATCAACCTTGGACTTCGGGTTGTCAATCCCGATCCTGCATATGAAAAACTTTTGAAAGCTGCTGGTTTAGACCCAAAAAGTTCAGACGATATTTGGTCTGATGAGGGACAAGATATTAGAGTCAAGGCTAGCGCAATGACTGCAAAACAAAAGGCGCATTACGTTAATGAAAGACTTGGAATAATCATTGACGGCACAGGTAAAGATGTCAATAAAATTATAGGACAGAAAAAACTTTTGGACGATGCCGGTTATGAAACTGCAATGATTTATGTTAATACAAATCTTGAAACTGCGATTGCAAGGGATGCAAAAAGAGACAGAACTCTTGGTGCTAATGCAGTTACTAAAATGTGGGACGCAGTTCAAAAAAATGTAAAAAAATACAAAAGTATCTTTGGTTCGAGTATGTATATTATTGATAATTCAGATGGATC